GGTGGCTGGCTCTACAGTTGCAAGCTTGTCAATTACTGTAAATGCATCAGCAAAAACCTTCACACGTGCAACCGGCGACTTTACAACCGCTGTTGAAGTTGGTGATTTGGTGGCCTTCCCTGGTCTTACTGGTGACAACGCCAAGCCTTTCATTGTTACTGCTGTATCCGCATTGGTTGTGACTGGCGCCGGAATCAATGGCACGCTGACTAACCAAGCGGCTGGTGCGACAAGCCTCATCGTTGCTGACCAGTTAGTGACTGGAAACCTGTGTAAGACCTTCTCCATCCTTACTTGGTTTAAAGGTCGTTGCGGCGCAGCCGATAGCTTCCTGATTACCCGGGGCGTTGAATTCTCAGGCTTCTCCATTGAGCAAGCGGTCAACGCGATGGTAACCGGATCATTCCCGTTCATTGGACTGTCACAGCAGGTTCTTTCTGCGGTCCCTGCTGGCTCAACGTTTAACGTTAGCTTTACAGATGAGCCCTTCGCAAGCGTGGATGTTTCCGCATTCAACGGTACAGCTCCGCTCAAGCTCATCAATACTTTCACAATTACCAACGATAACGGGGCCTCAGCTCAGTTCGAGCTTGGTAATGCAGAGGTGGCGTTTGTTGAGCGCGGTCGTGCGGCTAACACATTCTCACTGGCTGGCATGTTGTACGACATGACGCTGCTCAACCTGTTCCTGACTGAGACGCAGATCGAATTGACTTCTATTCTGTCTGGCGTTGATGGTGCAATGTCCTTCACCCTGAAGCGCGCCGAGTTAACTGCGGCAACGCCTGAGATTGGTGGTCCTGAGTCAATTACCTTAAGCTTGGAAGGACAGGCCACGGGTAACTCTCAGCTTTCATCAATCATCATCCAGCGCATTAACTACGTGCCATAAAAAAAGGGCCGAAAGGCCCTTACTTATTCCTGACCACGCCCCTGCTGCATCTGTAATTTCGAGGCGTAATTCTCAGATATAACGCCAGAGTTCATCATGTCTTTAATCCTTTTATTTCTCTCCTCGGTTAATAGCACGATGTCACTTTTAACCTCTACTTCCTCTGGCTTTATCGCTACAACCAACTTTCGCAACAGATCAATCTGCTCATTCGCCTTGGTGGCCTTGCGCACCACATAGAACAGGATGGCAGCGTTGATAACCATCACAAGCAACCCGTAAATAATCGTTTCCATTATATCAACCCCTCTTCAGTTAGCTTTTTGATAATCCACATCTCACCCTCAGCAAAGAACATTGGTTGGGAGTGGCCAGACTCTGTTTCTCTCATGATTCCGTATCCAGCATCAACGAACCATTGCTGGAATGCCTTTCCACGCTTTACTGTCCTGTTGTAAACCTTGAACTCCGAAAGCTGCTTATTCATCCATACTGCTGACTGCCCAAGCTTCTGCGCCACCTGAGTTGCGTTGTACAGATTATTCCTATCGACAATCATGTCGAATATCTCAGCCTTTGGCGAGAGAAGTGCAATCTTATCTGCCTGGTCGGCGGCAAGCCTAAGTGCTTCAGCGTATGTTTTAGGAAGCGAGAATGATTCTTTAGCCTCCAGCTCCTGCCATCTATCAACGAGCTTACCGGTGAACTCTGGCGACAACTGAGCGACAATCACATAGCTATCTCGCTCATTAACATGGTACTCACTATAGCGTTGACCATTTTGCTCATGGGTGTACGGCGTCGCCGCATACCCCCAAATAACACCTGACTTAATGAGCTTTTCTATCGATTTATAAACATCACTATGGCGAGAGCCTACCAAAGATGCTATCTCTCTGCTGCTCATTGTCGAATTGTTGATTGGTAATTTATTCATTTACCCTCCAGCTTGCGGTAACCTGCGTCCCACATTGCAAGGGCCAAATAGTCAGGAACTAATTCACCATCAACTCTGAATGTTTCCATTATCTCCTTTACCCCTTCATCCCTTGCCACATCTTCAGGTGAGCGCATAGGTCGAAAATATGAAGGTGCACACACAGCCCCTATGCAATCGACACTGCCAACATATTTCTCTTCATCACCACCGAGATAAACGAATGCCACTCCAGCCGCATCGTCAGAGAAAACTATCTTGCATAGGTTCCAGCTATCTTTTCCTGCTTTTACTTCACAATGGCATCCAACAGGCGGCAACCCTTCGCAACTCCAAACCGGCTCGGTGATTGGTCGGCGCTCGGCGATGATTTCCCCTACGTAACCATCATTATATTTCCACCAAGAGTGAGGGTTAATCTTCTCTGCAACAAGGGTTATCCCTGCGAGTTCACCAACAAATGATTTTTTTGAATCGTTATTGTCGCGAAGTACTTTAGTCGCCCACTCCGGCGAACCCTCAAAATCCTTCTCACTTCCCTTCGTAATCTCGTATTTCATTTGGTTTCTCCTAATGCTTTGGCGATGGCTGCATCAGCTTGGCGAATGGTTCCGTCATGAACTTCACGTGCAGTTGATAGTTCATAAAGCACTTCCTGCAAAGCCTCCAGCAAATCAGGAGCTGCGGCGATGAGTTTTGCGTTATGTTCATCCTCTGGAAGCGAGCTATCTGCGGTGGGTCCGACAACCGCTAAAACTACATCACCACAAATAACCATTGTTGCCGATATTTCAGATATTGAATCATCATCCATATCCACGCATTCCCACGGTCCTTTAGTACCTTTAAATTCTTTCATCTCTTAACCCTCTCGTTTTGTGTGTAGTAACTATCCTCTTGCTGACGCTGCACTTCAAATCGGTTTGTTTATCGCCATGACAAGTAAATTCACTTATACTTGACACTGCTGCCGAGGATAGGGTCATTCCCGAAACGCGCTTGGTTATCGCTTTCCTCGGCACTTCAAACCAACAACCTATAAACCAGAGGTTAAAATGACAACCAAGAAAGTAACTCAACCAAAGAAAATGAAGCTGTCAGATTTCTACTTCAAGCAAAAGCATGAATCAGGAACCAAGATGCCAATCCTTCTTCCTTCTGGCGAGGATTCAGGGGAATGGTTGCAGGTTCGCGGCCCAGACTGCGACGAGTCAATCAAGCACGGTCGGGCGTATACGCTGGCTTATCGACAAGTTGCGCGAGACTTGGAAGAACTGGAAGCTAAGTGTAAAGAGATTGAGGACTTCACCGAGTACAACGCAGTGCTCTCTGACCGGATGATTGGACTTAATATTGAACTGGCGCTGGGAGTGGTTACCGGCTGGTCGTTCGATGAAGAGTTTAGCCAAGAGTCACTGCTTGGTCTGCTTGAGCAGTATTCAGGATTGGCTGATGCAGTAGCCAAGCATCACGCCGATAGCCGCGCAACTCTCTCAGCAAAGTAACGGCGCTGTACGATTATGCAACATGGGTGTTTATCGATAAGCAAAAGAAGAACAAATTCGATGCCATATCATCACCACATGAAGCGGCGCTTATCTCGATGGGTGTCATAGAGAAAGCAGATCGACCAGCGCAGGAGGGGCTTAATTGCCCCTCTCTTTTTATCGGCACATTCGAAAAGTACAGAGAGCTAAAATTCATACGACGAGAAACAAGTGATAATGTAACAATATATCCAAGAGACATGCTTAAATGGTCGGACTTAGTAGCGTATAAATCAGTTACCGGCCAGGAGATCACCATGCTAGAAGCGGAGGTGATCATGGGAATAGATGGTATCTTTGAATCTAGAGAGGATTAGTTTTGGACTTGATGCACGCGACAATGCCACTGTATAGTCGCGTGTCTATCATGTCTATTTCATATTTAAGGTCATGTATTAGATTTAGCTTTTCTTTATTGTACGCTAACGCTGCATCTTGCTGAGTGTTGAAGCTACCTATGTGCTTCTTTTCTCCAGTTTTTCCGCTTCCTACTCTGGCTATAAACAAGTTGTATCTTTTGTCAAAAGTGACTCCTATAGGACTACCACCTCTTTTGGCATCATGACCAGAAACGATCGAATTTATCCATTGCGGTATGAATATGCAATGCTCAGGTGAATATTCTTTATTGCCTGGTTTTATAAAATCCTTATCCAAATGGAAGTCTTGCTGGTAGTTTTTAACCCACCACACGCGATATGACATAAAACTTAGCCATTCGTCGCATATTGTACAGTCTTTGTATGTGGGCTGCTTATCCTGGTAGGGCTCTGAAAAAACACGAATAAGAATATTTTTCCAAGAGGTATATGCAGGGCACCTTACTTTAACACCTGATATTTTTGGGCTTACGGTGTAATCAGCATCATTAATCGCGCCACCAAAGGAAACCTTTCTACGGCTAGAAGACATTTTACTGGAAGGGTGTGAGTTGCGTATGTACTCAGAAAGTTCAATATAATTCATATTCATCCCGCGTAGATGTCGTGAGTTGATTGCAGAAGGGCGTCACGCTCGCCTTTTCGCCTGGCCTGGCTATCTGCGATTACAATGTAACATATGAAAGTGTTAGTATCTATTCATAAACTGACCGAGGACAGAAACGATGGCTGATACAGCTTCGCTAGTAGCAAGAGTCAAGACGGAAGGTGTAGAGCAGGCCAATAAGCAGCTTGACGGGCTGGCTTCGTCTGCTGGCGCTGCTGATACTGCGGTAAACAAATTAACCCCTGATGTTGTAAAGCTAAATACCACAACCCAAAAGGCAGCCAATGACGGTCTAGCTAAGTTCCGTAATGGCGCTCAGCAGGTGGGCTATCAGGTTCAGGACTTGGTTGTTCAGCTACAGGGCGGTACATCAGCCTTCGTAGCAATTGGTCAGCAGGGTTCACAGTTGGCTGGCGCTTTTGGTCCTGGCGGCGCGGTGCTTGGTGCGGTAATTGCTCTGGCGTCTGCGGTCGGCGGAATTCTCTATAAGTCTCTAAACTCATCAAATGCAAGCCTTGACGATGTAGAGAAAGGCGCTAAAGATTTAACTGCGTCATTCCAGACAGCCAAAGATGGCACGATTGAACTTTCTGATGCCATGATTTCACTTAGCCAGAATGGTGACCTTGCATATACCAGCATGGTTAAGTTAATCGGCATTCAGGCGCAGCAAGTTCTCGACACAACCACAAAAGCAATCAACACGCAAAGCAAAGAGTGGATTAGCAACAGCGTTGCAGGCCAGACTGCCGCATCCACATTGGATGACCTTATTGCAAGCGGTAAGAATGTAGGCGACACGCTAAGCAATATCAACGTCGTCACTGATGCTCAGAGCGGTATCTATGCCAACTTGGCAGCCCAGCTTAATGACGTTGGTGATCAATACGGGTTGAACACAAGGCAAGTCGCTGACTTGGTTGTTGCTCAACGAGAATTTAACGCCCAGCCAACAGCCGCAAACGCGCAAAAGATTGCCGACGCAATGACCGTAGCCGCTGGGGCGGCAAGCAGCAACAAAAGTGAATTGCTATCTCAGGCAGTAGAGGCACAGAAGCTTGCAAATACCCTCTCAACTACAGAGAAGCAACTGGATGCCGTAACCGCTGCGCAGGGTCGAAACGAGACTCAAACAAAAGCAACAACTAAGGCATACGCTGACCAGACCCAACAAATCATCAAGTCCCAGCAGATTCAGGTTCTCGGTGAAAGAGATAGAATCAAGGCTATTGCTGACCAAGATAAAAAGGCTTTTGCTGATCGCCAAGGGTTAACTGATAAAGATATCGCAGCATACAACGCTGCAAGAGACAAAGAAGCAAGCGATGACATCAAGCGAATTGATGACGCCGAGCAGAAAAAGCTAGATGCAGTAAACAAGGCCGCTCAAAGCAAGGCTGAAGCTCAATCGAAAAGAGATGCCAATGCCGCAGCTGCACAGCAAAAGGCTGCCGAGACATTCATTGCCAGCATTCAGCGCCAAAGCGGCGATGAGATTGCCCAGATCAACACAGCCGAGCAGCAGAAGTTAGATGAGCTGACAAAGTTCCAGCAGCAGGGCGCAATCAATGCTCAGCAGTTTGAAGACACCAAGACACAGATTCAGCTCAACGCCGACCAAGCAAGGCAGGATGAGCTTGATAAGCGCAATAAAGAGCGCATGGAAAAGGATGCAAAGCATGATGATTTTATCGCGCAGATTCAAGGTCAGAACGCAACGGAGTTAGAACTGCTAGACATCCAGCAAAAGGTGAAGGAAGACCAAGCGAAAGCATTTTATGAGAAGGGGATCATCAACGAACAAGAATACCAGCAGAGCTTAGCCGCCGTTCAGCAGACTTATAACAAGAAACGAGTTGGCGAGTACTCTGACATGCTCGGCACGACAACCGACAACCTAAGGACTGCACTTGGTGAAGGCAATAAGATGTACAAGGCATTCGCCATTGCCAACACCATTATGAATACCTATCAGGCGGCTGTAGCAGCATATCAGTCTGCGGCTGCAATCCCACTTGTTGGTTGGGTTGCCGCGCCTATTGCTGCCGGCGCCGCTATCGCTGCGGGTCTGGCTAACGTAGGTAAGATTCGCTCAGCCCGTGAGCAGGGTGGTAACTTGGCGGCAGGTCAGGCATCTACTATCGCAGAGCGTGGAAAGGCTGAGGTTATCATGCCTGCTGGTGCTTCTCGCGTTAGAACAGCCCAACAGATGCGCCAGATAATGGGTGAAAACTCCTCATCTAACAGCACACCTAACGTTCAGATTGTTAACCAGACAACAGGCAGAGTTGACTCAGTAACTACTGAAAAAATGGATGAGAATAACCTTCGTGTTATCATTCGTGAAACTGTTACTGGTGATTTGTCAGATAGTAATTCATCCATCTCTAAAGCTCGTCGCGGAACTCGCGGCCTTGCAGGATTCAAATAATGAGCGACATCAGGTTTCCAGCATCACTTAAGCCGATAGTATCGAAGGGATATAGCCAGACTCGCGGGAGTAATGTTTTCCGCACATCAGTTACTGGCGGGTTACCGCGCCAAGGCAGGGATGTTTATTTTGAGGCGGTTCCATTCTCGATCACCTTGTTAACCTCATCACTTGGACGCCAGGCGTTTCTTAGCTTCCTGAATAATATCCACGCAGGAGCGGATTCATTCATCATGCCGCTTGATAGCGGGCTTGGCATTCAAGACCACCAAGTGATGATCACAAGCACAATCAACGACAGTACGGACGATGGGCTTAACTGGACATTCACATTCACCATCACAGCGGAACGCACCGCCATTCAGGAGGATACCTGCTTAACAGCAAACCTCCCTGACCTGTTTGGCTGTTACGGTGATTGCTTGGCTGGCTTTCTGAAAACCTACGGAGTATATCAAACCACATTCCCGCGCATCTGGAGTGATGAGGGTCCGGCTGGTTATCCGCCAATCAATATGCAGGCACAGGATTTGGATGGTCGCATCGTATATTCAGGCCCTTCCGTTAACTACCTTAGCAGTACAGGATTGCTTGCTTCATCCGCTGTGAATGAATGGCCTTTGCAGTTTGTTGGCGGGGTGGCTGTTGGTAGGGTTGCGCCTGAAGGATTGTCAAGCAACTTAAATTTACAATCTGGGAATATATTAAATGCAGCATGGACAAAAGTTAACCTTGTTTCTGTTGGGTCTGTAAGCGCACCAGATGCATCTACTAATGCTTTGCATATAGCGTCTAACGCGACATCTGGCGTTCACAATATCAGCCAGTCAGTACTTCGAGATGATAGCTCTGATTATACATATAGCGTGTTTTTAAAAGCTGCTGAACAATCTGTTTGCAGAATACAGCTGGGGCTTTTCGGTCAGCAAGCAAACCCACAGGCAGCTCTTGTTAACTTAACATCTGGAACTATAACCGCTGTCGTAGATCAGAGTCGCGTGGGGATAAAAAGCGTAGGGAATGGCTGGTATAGAGTTTGGTCTAGAATTACGACAAACGCAGCTGGCGGAAGCATTGCTGCCCAAGTCTACACCGCAGACCAAACACCTCCTAGCTATCCTCAGACGCATTCTGGTGATGGAGTAAGTGGAATAAACGTCTGGGGATCGCAAATAGAAAAGCAATCTCAGCCATCTAGTTACATTCCCACTACAACAGCAATCTCAAATCGCGCATCTGCATCAGCTAGCGTCTTCATGAATGGTGCAACCAGCATTGACATCACGTACTCAGACGCTTCGGTTGTTAACGTGCCAGCAGTAAGCGATTATGCTCCGATCCCTCAGGCAAATGCAGCGTGGGGCTCTAAGTTCATTACTCGCATTGATTTCAATGTATAAGGATCAACATGAGCGAAGATAGCGTAATCGCAGCATACAAGCTTAAGCTGGCCTCTAACCCTGAGGGGCAGATGGACTTTGAAACGGTAGAGATAACGCACTCGCTACTCCCTCAAAGATATCTGCTGGTTATCGGCACTACTGATCTAACTGCTACTCTTGAGACTGGCGAGGTAGTGACATTCCTCGGCGTCCCAATGGAGATTCAGGAGGGTGGCAACAACAACGACATGGACCAGCAGGCGTCATTCACCTTGCCTGATATAGGCAACGAACTTGATGACGCAATGGAAAAGATTCCCTTGGGTGATGAGGAGCCTCCGGTATTCACGTTCAGGTCATTCGTGAGCACTGACCTTAGCTATCCTGCGCGCGGACCTGTCACATATGACCTGCAATCCCTATCTCAGAGCAAAGGAGTGTTTACTGCTGATGTGGGTGTACCGCGCCTGAATGAGCGCCAGACTGGCATCCTAATGACACCTCAAGTAATTCCACTTCTGCGCGGGATACTGGCGGCATGAATATCAATGATTATACGGGTCTGCCTTATGATTTTAGAAAAAGAAACTGCTGGCACCATGTCAGGAATGTGCGAGCTGATGCTGGGATAGAAACTCCAGCATTCGATGTTATTAGTCCGGCGAAAGCAAATGACATGTTCGATTCCGGCCACGCTGACAGTAAGGGACTAGTGAAGGTAGATAGCCCGCAAAACTATGATGCCGTTCTCATGGGTGTTAAACACGCTGGCAGGATCGTCTGGCACTCAGGAATTTACTTTGATGGATGCGTAAGCCACTGTGAGCGCGCCGCTAAACAAGTTAAGCTAGAGCAACTAAGCGATATCATTAAGAGATATCCCAGCATAGAGTTCTGGCGATAAGAGGATTTTACCTTGCCAATAGTCCACCACCTGGCACGTAATGCCGAAGGCGGTTTCGACCGCAAGAAATACCGCATGTCTCCTATGGAATTTGTCATCGCGCACATTCCAGACGGCACTCCATTTCAGATATTCATCGAAGAGATTGGTGATGATAATGATGTAACGGAGGATTTCGAATCGCTAAAGGAAGATGCTGAATTCTTCGTTGTTGAGTCAGCAGGCGGCGGTCTTACTAATAGTTTTGCATTTAAGTTGTTCATTGACCCGCTTGGCATCACCAAGCAAATCATGAAGCTTATCAGTCCACAAGCAGCAACGTCTGGCATCGCCAGTAACTCACAGGGAAGCAGCCCCAACAACAGCCTTACGGACAGAACAAACAAGCCACGACCATATGAGCGAAGCTATGACATCTGCGGAACCGTGCAGAGCATTCCCAACGACCTGATGACAACCTATAAAAAATACAACGCATCCGGCGATGTTATTGAATATGGTTTTTATGATGTAGGTAGAGGTCCGCTAGACACTCCGGCAAGCGGCATCACTGATGGGGATACTCTTCTTAGTGAGATTACTGGATCATCCGCTGCTGTATATGCTCCGTTCACATCACCAAATAGCGGCCACGCACCTCAGGTTCAGATTGGCGATGCGATCACCGAAGGGCTTTATATCACTCTCGCATCTAATGAGGTTGATGGTGCAGAGCTAAAGGCAGCAAACGACATAGCCGTGAACGTTGGCGACGTAGCTACGGCCACATTCAACTCGGGATTGATGCGCGGCACGATAGCAGACCCCACCGGTGATTCGTCGTTTGATGATTACATTACAGTTGGCAGTCTTGCCACTCTTACCAATATCATTTGCGACACGCCAGGAAGCGGCACTGAGGCAATCTTAAGCGGCACCTATCCAGTGATAAGTGTAAGCAGCGTTGATATTGTGCTTGATGTGTCAGGTAATAGCGCAGAGTGGGCGGAAATGGGTTCTACGACATACCCTATCCAAGCTGCAGACAATGCAACTATAGGCCCTGCAGACCCAATACCCGCCACTTATACCGATTGGTTTTCGGTTAGCGCAACCAAGACGCAGCGCGTTGTCGGTAACTTTGGTGCCAGTAGTGGAATGTATAAGGACAACGGAAACAGAAAGAGCAAGGCCGCAGTTACAATTGAACTGCAGTACCAGGCAATAGATGAAAACTCAAATCCGATTGGACCGATTTATTCATCACAAGGAACTGTCTCTGGTAGGTCATCAGATCAAACAGGCGTAACGATTGTTGGAGAACTGCCGTCTGAAACTTACTTCAGAGCAAGAGCGCGCAGATTAACCGATAAAGACCTTAACTTTAACGGTCAAGTGGTAGACGATGTTTCTTTTGATAACCTGTACGGTCAAACACAGGACACCACTCGAGACTATGGAAACAGGACAACCATACATACCGCACGCAGACAGACACCAAGAGCAACATCAATCAAATCCCCTAAGTTAGCCCTAATAGTAACTGAAATGATTTATAAGTATCTTGGCAATGGCTCGTTTGATACATCCCTCACCAAGAACACTAAAGCTGTTCAGTCGCTGATTAGGCTGCTTCGTGATCCGGTTTGCGGAGGATTAAATCTGACCGCGTCTAACATGGACAAACTAATAGATGTGCAAAATGAAATAGAGGAGTATTTCGGTTCTGAATTTGCAGGGCAGTTTTGCTATACGTTTGACTCATACGACGCGACCATGCAGGACATTATAAGCATCATCTCAGACGCTATCTTCTGCAAATCCTATCGTGAGGGAAGCGCCATTCTGCTGGACTTCGACAGGCCTCGCATCGGGCCTGAGATGGTGTTTACACATCGAAGTAAAGCGACAGGTGAGAAATGGACTAGGAACTTCAATACAAAAGACAGGTTTGATTCACTTAAGTTCAGCTACATCGACCCAGACACAAACATCAAAGAGACAATAACAATTCCAGAAACTGGCGGGTTAAAGACGGACACATATGATTCCAAGGGGATAAGGAACTACCAACAAGCATACTGGGCTGCATATCGCAGGTATCAGAGAAATACATTAAACAGAGTTGCAATCGAATTCACTGCGATGGAGGAGGGAATATTCGCAAGGCCAGGGCGAGCTATTAGCGTTGTTAAGGGCTCTCGCGTTTCTCCTTTCGATGGTTACGTTGTAGCAGTAGATGGCCTTACCTTGGTTCTATCACAGAATGTTCAGTTTGTAGATGGCGACGATCATTCTCTAATTCTCAAAAAGAGAGATGGCTCAGTTCAAAGTGTGGGCGTTATTCGCGGGCATAATGATAGAACGGTAATCATGACATCCGCACCTCAGGAAGCCATCTACGTAGGAAATAGCGCGCTTAAGACGGAATTTTCATTTGGCAACGAACAAAGGCATAATGCTCAAATGGTGGTTGTTTCTACAGTTGAGCCAGGGAGCGATAGAACCGTGAAGATAACCGGCTATAACTACACAGATGACTATTATGCTTATGACGGTGTTGCGCCATTCGGCTCGGCATTCTCCAACGGATTCAATAGCGGCTTCGCTTAAGAGGAATAAATATGTCTAGCGGATGCGGTGACGTCCTGTCACTTGATGATTTGAAGATCGCAAAGTTACATCAGCTCTTTGAGGCTGAGGTTATCACTGGTTTGCAGGGTGGAGTGTCTGGCGGAACTCCTATTGACTACGCAACTAATCAGGTTACCGGACAAGTTCAGAAAACATTACCAGCCGTTCTTCGTGATGCAGGATTCAGACCGGCATCATTTACGTTTGCTACTGGCGGGACGCTTGCTGTAGGTGAATCAGATAAGGCTGTACTGTGGCCTATTTCTTCAGGTGGGGATGGCAATTACTATATCTGGAAGGGTGCTTACCCTAAGGTTATTCCAGCATCTTCTACTCCCGCCTCATCTGGCGGAGTTAGCTCTTCTGGGTGGATGCCAGTTGGCGATATTACTCTTCGATCAGATCTCGCATCTTCAGATCCGGTTAAGGGTGTTTCCCTGGTATATGGAGCTGCAAAGCAGACGGATGTAAATATAATCACATCGCAAAATGCTGCATTTTCTTACATAGAGGATTACGCGAGCCTGGTGGTTGGTGACGACTGGTCAGATGCTATCAATGCGGCTTTTTCAACCGGTAAAACGGTTGTAGGCATTGGAGGTAAGGAATATAAAGTTTCAAAAATAATCAACACCAAAGGTCAAGACATAATTGGCGGGTGTACCTTTAACACTAGTCGATATAGCTTAGGCTCTGTGGCTGCTAAGACTGTAAATCCAGATACTTTAAGTTTAAGAATGCTATATGTAGAGTCGGCTTATGATTTAGCTGAGCTTTTTTACATTAAAAGCCTTGGATTTAACATGATAAACCATTATTGCACTTTCGCAAATAATGGATCAATAGACTCTTCAGGAACGGCAGAGCAGATGCTTAATAACGCACGCACTGCGGGTTTAATAGTTAACCTTGGACTTGACAATCCTAGGTCTAACGCAAGCCTTTCTGAATTTGTTAATGCAACAAAAGACCATCCTGCAACATGGGGTTATAGTGTTTACGATGAGCCTGCTACTCACGGGGTGACCGTGGCTCAGCAAGATACAAAAATAACCACACTAAGAGGGCTAACCACTAAAAACCTTAACTTTGTAGACTTAATTTCTGATAGCTCTTTCGTCTTTAATCAGAAATTTAGCGTTAACTATGATACAGCATTTGTTGATTCATATAGCAGATATTACGCATCAGGAACCTATGCTCAGTGGCTGAAGGATGATTTGAATAAGTTTAGGTTCGACGTAGGTGCGATATCACAAATGACTGGACTAAGAGTTATACCTGTTGTTTCTGCGTTTATAGGAAATTCAAGCGACACATATTATAGTCGTGATGTAAATCAAATAGTTCCAGCCAGTACTATATTTGGAAAGATTGCGGAGGGTGACTTTGGGGCGTTTATTTGGGATGGGGCATCAGCATCATTCTCTGGTGTAGTGCGCAACAACGCTGCGCTTAAGGCATTAGTTAAAGAATTAGCAAGCCAAAGGAAGAGGAAGCCTGTTATGTTTTCAGCTTACCTTTTCGGTGGAACTCCAGTAAGCACCAAGTGGGGAATTCAAAATTTAATAAATGGAAGAAAAATAACTGATGCAACAACATCTGATGCAAACGTACAGGGAAATTCTTACCCAATAAGGTTAAGGACTGGGGCATCTGAAACAGATAGAACTACTACAATAAGCAGTTCTGATTACAGTGGAATTGGTTTTAAAGGTGCATTTGCTTCTTGGAATTCAGGTTTGCGGACTGGTGTTCACGTAAGACTGCACCTTGAATATTTTAATCTTGGAGGGTCACCTAATGGTACGTTTTCGTTATTGTCAACTGATGACAATGGGTACACCATAAGCAACTCACTATACTCGGCTGCAATAACAAGTGGTAATGTAATATCAGCTGATATATTGCCTAGTGATATTTCAGTATCTCCTGAAAGCACATTAGTGTTTAGGGTTAGTGTTGGCGGGGATGCTACGACACTTTACAGAAAATTTATAAGAGGATTGGTTGTATGTAGTGACTGGTAAAATTAAAGGCCCCGAAAGGGGCCTTATTCTTTGTTGCTTCCGCGTATCACGCAGCTTGTAACAACCGTTACCGTTGCGTTGTCAGGAGCCATTGATGCGATAACTGACTGAGCATCACGACACGCCTTCTTGCCGTAGAAAACCATTGGGTCATGGTATTCCATGTGTCCATTGGAAGAGATAAGCATAACCAGCAATACCCACTGCATTATTTGCCACCTGACTTACCGAACATTCGATCAAGATGCTTGTTATCGTTAACGCTTGGGAAGCTATTTCGCCCTACTAGCTCCTCGCGTGTTGGCTGCTTAATGTTCTTGCGCGCACCGAGATGCCCGCCATGTAATGCAACCTGGTTCTGTACATAATCGCTCATCGTGCTTTACTCCCTTCATCAAAGCCTTTGTTGAATGCCTGCAGGTATTCACCTGAAAATGGCGCTGATGCATCTTTGTAATTCTTCATGGCAATAGATGAGTTATGGCCTGCAAAGAATGCCAGGATATAAGGCGCAGACTCAGCGTAATTTATCGCAGCCTGCTGCTTACGATATTCAGGGTCATGAAGATGACCAATGCTTACTTCACTCATTTTTATTCCTCACTTAGGCTCTTTAGTGCGTCAGTCTTTCCATTCATATATGCTTCATAAGCAATTATCTGAACGGCTCCAATTATTGCGGCTTTCATTTCTGGTGATGCGCCAATGGAATCCATAAGTTCATCAATCTCTTTTTCTGTGCTTATTGCTGCCACATTTCTATTATTCATATTGCATCCACCATTCTTGGTTGAGACGGGACATCAAATCCCTTTGAGTGCCAGTATCTGGCCAACTTCTCGGCAATCAGTGCGCGAGGTCTATTATCGAAAGTGCCAACATTAACGATCCATCCGTCAAGTCTGACACGTCCAATATATCGGTTGTTGTATCTTTTTTGGGTCATGAATTACCTCCACCATAACTCAAAGCAGAGATGGCCTAGCCATAAAGACCGCATCGGACCATCATTCCAAAAGTAGAAATACTTCCAGTTGCTCTTCTTCTGCCATGAAACTGACAGCCACCATCCTCCGCTTGGGCTGGGTATTGGTATTTTCATCACTCACCATCCTTCACGATGCCGCCAGCGGCCTCGATTGCTGCGATGGTTGCGCCCCTAGGCAACCACTCATTACCATGTCCATCATCATAAGCCTCTGGCAACACGACCGGCTTTTGCGTGGCGGTAAATAAAGTTCTGAATGAAAAATCATTATCCCCTGCGTGCTCTATTTGTAATTCTTCGTAACGCGCCTTAGTGCGGACGCGGCACCACTCACCTCCGCCTGTTCCGTGATTGTGGTAGTACATCTGGTATTCCACCGGCACCTGATCGCCTTTCAGCTCACGGATGGCGAGAAGGTCGTTAATAGCCTGCAATAACTTACCGGCTTCTGTGACGGCGCTCGTCAATTCGACAGACGCGCCGCACTTTTCAATCGCCTGAATAACATCGAATGCCTGTTGCAAAATCGGGTGTGATGATAAATCTATTGGCTTGTTCATTAATTATTCCTTAACCGTAAAACCGGCATCTTTGAGCGCAATGATAACGCCGGTTCGATTGAGCCAGCCGCCAGTTGCGTCGAGTTTCATAACTGGGGAATCTTTGAACACGTCAACCTTTGACATTTCGGGCTTGAACCGCGATGGCAGCACCACAGGATTAGCCAGCTTGGCTTTCAGCGCTGCGAGTTCTTTGTGGCGAAACACTTCTATCGTAGTTTCTTGTATGCCATTAATTCTTTGTAAATCATCAGCCCGCTGGCGTTCTGCTTCGAGCAGCCGAAACACATCGTCAAAGAAATCAGCAGCTTTATCAAGCGTGAAACTTTGATGCCCCTCCGTAGTGAGCAGGCCGATGATATTTGCTGCCTCGCTACGCAGCGCCTTGATATCTGTTGTATCAGTCATACAGCCTCCTTCAACTTTCGAGCGCGTGGATATTCTGGATGCGGTTTGTGATTAGGTGCGGATATGACGGTTTTAATAGCCTTAAGCCAGTTCGCACGCTTATTCTCAACTACATGGCCTTCGTTGGTATCAAACCAACCATCCGGAGCAGCTGTTTTCAGTGACTCCAGAACTTCACATGGCACAGCAATGGTATCGCAGCCGTTGTTGTAATAATTCAGCCGTGCTCGTATCTGGTCTTCTGTGTAGCGTCCTGCCACATGTAGCCGATTGCAGTAACCGGCATTGTTCGGATTCCACAGTAGAATGAAGCGGCTTTCTCGCGTGGTGTGATTAACACTCAAAACGAAATACTCTTTGGTTGTATCAGTCATGAGGTTGCTCACCATAAAATGTAAACGACAGTTGCTTTAAATGACCCGCGCACACCTTCGTTGCTAACGCTATACCATGCTCTATAGCCGTCTCGCGGAGTTGTGTGATACCAGTTAACGGCGTGTATGCCTGCAAAATATTTCTCAGCGTCTTCGGCATCGATTTCTTCCTGCTCAATAGCCGCGGCAATGACATCTTCTTTGGAATGCTCACCGCGAGCCATCAACGTTTTGCAGTCATCATTTATCAACAGCTCTAAATTTATTATTTCTTTATTAGTCATTATCCATTCCTCCCAGCGCGCAGATCAACCTCAAGCCATTCAAGGCTTGTGATTGGAACGCCTAAATTAGTGAACTTCTTGCTCAGATGGCTAATTGCTAGAGCTACACCCTGTGCGCGGAGTTCTGCGTTAATGTCAGCAGTTGCATAACCATCTTTTAATAGGCATCTCTGGTATATCGCATTAGCGCGGTCGTCTTCGAATAATGGCAGTTCGATGTAGTCGTGTTCGACACCGTTAACTATGAATTCTCGGCGTTCTTCTGCCAGAGACGCCAGCTTCTGATAGTCAGAGTAAGTAACATATGTGCCGTCATGCTCGCAGCACTGAGTTGGTGTATAGCGTTTTACTGTCATTTCGTGTCCTCTATAATCTCAACTTTAACTTCAATGTGTTCTGAGTAGATGGTTTCATCTACTAACTGATGAATGAGGTCTTGAATCATCCCCTCATCAATCTCTGTATGCTTCAACTCCTTCTTTGTTAGCTGCACCGTGATTTTCATGATGGTAAGCCAGATATTAGAGCTGCCAGCACAAAGCAAAATGATGCAACCGAAAGAAGAGTGAATTGAATTGTGCATTTCATGATTTTATTCCTTTGTTTTTCGCCTTGAGATAACTATACACCATCCAGAATAAGCCGCAACATTTTTGTTGTGTTGATATCAAACTTTTTTGTTTGTATAGTTCATGCGTGTACTGCATCAGGTGAACAAACATGAATGAAGATAAAAACGACGCCACCATTGAGCGCCTGCGCCGAGCTGTGAAGCTTGGGATTAAGGTTAGCCACATCTACACCGGAACGGATTTAAGCCCGTGGAGGATGCGGTGCATTGCTGGGAACCTAAAGCATGAATACAACCGGAAGCTTTCTGATGATGAGGCGAAGGTGATTAATGACTTCTTGGATAAAGTGAAGCAAGAACTGTAAAGATAAGCCACCCGCCACGGTGGCTTTTTTATTGCTAACGATCTTCGAACACTCCATTCAGCACCCCGACATGCCAGGCCAGGTAATGACGCTGAATTCCCAATGGCTGAATCTGCGGGTAATACATGTCCAGCGCGCTACGACAAACCTCATCCAAATCAGCCTTTGGGTTTTCTTCTCTCAGCTTCTCAATCTGCTCGTTGACTTTTTTCGCGACGTTCTTAATGATGTTGTTTGTTTTTGCGTCCATAACACGCCAGCCTAGTCGAATCCAACGACAGATACAGCGATAACAATGGCCCAGAAAGCAATAATAGCCAGTGCGCCAATAACCCATACAGCTCTTTTTTCTAGATTGGTATACATTTTCAATCTCCAATTGACTGATATGAATATCTCTTTGATTCGACAGATCGCTTAGAACGACCAGTCATGCGAATAATTTGATTATTTGTGTACTTATCGAATAAATCGCATTCTTCTTTTGTCCAAGCCTTTGAGCCTCCAAACCTAACCCCAAGCCTTAAGGCCATGCTTCGAATTGACATATCGCTACGCTCTAATTTATCCCCTATCTCTTTTGCATTGAATTCCTTGTGGCATTGGATAATGAAATCCTTTTCATATTTTTCCCATTTCTGAAGCATCACTTCCTACCCTGTCGGCGGCCTTCAATTTCATACCGCTTTGACTGAACGGACTGCATGGTTCTGCCCGTGATTGACTTGATCTCCCTGTCAGTGTGACTGGAGAACAAGGCGATTTCATTGGTTCTCCATGCAATGTTTTTCCTGATTACACCAAGAGGTATTCCAAGCCTTGATGCCTGGGTGGCAACCGCTGCGTCGGTCCTCTCAAGCTTTTCTGCTATCTCCGATCGAGACATCTTTCCAGAAACCTCTTTGATGAAGTCTTTTTCGTATTGCTGCCATTCTTCATAAATCATGATTTACCTACTTAATGATAAGTGATGGTTTGCCATCTTTAAGTGCCACGCCTGGAACTTCTTTATCTGCTTTCAGGCTGGCCTTAATGGCGTTCATGTCAAACTTCTTGGATGTGACGAACTCGAAGAAATCAACAGGGATATCATCCTCATTGGTAATCTCTACAACCTTTGATGGTTTGCGATAAGTCACGGATTGCAAACCCGCCTTAATTGTTTTCTTATCAGCCGTATCCATTGAGGTGAGAATGTATCGCTTAAGGTTATCGACTTTGTTCTCTGCAACCTTGGCGCGCTCGGTTAGTGATTTTGCTTCTGCCTTGAGAGCATCAGCATATGCCAGTTCATTCTTGATAATGGCAAGCATCTGTTCAACTTTATCCTCGAACGCACCTTCAATGTCATTCAGTGCATCGACGATTTGCTCATATGGCGCATCCATTTCTGACAGGTTTTTGAAGTCATTTGCGATTTTGTATAGTTGCATTATTTTGATTCCTCAAATTTAACTTTGCATTCAGCGTAAATCGCTTGAACGTTCTGTTGAAGTTTTAATCCGCTCGTTGATTTGTAAGCCTCTTGGAATAGTGTCTTAAGGGTAATAAAATCTTCAGCCTTTTCCATTTCATCGCACAGCGCAGAAACCTTATTCTGCAAATCCTGCTGGCGCTGCGCCTCTTGATCTTGAATTACTGAGTCAGGAGTGTGCGGCATTACTGGCTCCATCCAGATTCCTTCCTCTTCATTCAGCGCCTGAATCGCAGTATCAAGTCGTGCGGCGCGAGGCCAATACTTATATGCTCGCTTGACTATGGTCTTACGCGCCATCTCAGCCCAGAAATTAACCCATGGCCCTTTGGGTGATGTACCCGCCTTGCTGATTTTCCGGATGGCCTCAATCTCTGCATGGCTCATTTCATCAGTTAGGTAATCACCGCCAACAGTCTTAACTGTGCAGTATCCGCCGACGCAATCCCCACGATCACTAAAGGCGTTGTATTTATGCGTTGGCGCACAATCCAAGCCGTTTGACTCGTAGGTGTCGTTTGCATAGACAAGCTTGCATTGACCCCACAAGATGGCGCCTGACTCCTGAGCGATACGCAGCAACCCCATATACGAGATATCAAGGCACACGGCACCATCACGCGGAACCAAGTAAGCATCTTTGCTTGCAGGGTTCAGGCTAATGCCGATGGCTGCAACGTTAATGATTGCGTTCTGCGCGCTGGTAGGGTTTGCAATGGCGGTCTTTGCCAAGAAGTCATTCTTCTGGAATGCCTGAATAGCAAACTGGCACTCCTTACCCCACGTCACGGAATTATCAGCCAGAGAGCCAACAAACAATTCCTCTTGGCTTTTTACGAAAGCTACGATGTCCATGCTCATTTCTTGCCCCTCATCTCAAAATCAGCCTTAGCGATAGCCTGAGCAGCCTCGAAAGCAAACTCTTGTACCTTATCCTGAAAATCAACGTCATTTTCAAAGGCACTGACGATTGATGAATCAAATTCCACCTTGTCGCGAATGCATGAAGTGATCGCAATGCGCAGAGCTGTAGGAGTGATTGACTTGAACAGCCACAAGGCTAGTTCTTTTTCTTGCTCAATCTGCTCCATGATCTTAATGGATTTATCTATTCTTAATTCAGCTGACATTACATACCACCCCTTGTTCTGCATTCCCACAACTCTGCGTACTCTTGCATTATTGAGATTAAATTTTGCTTGAGGAAAACCTTATATCCGCCTGAAGCGTCTGAATTATCAATCATTCTTTTCATGCGCTCCTTCATTTCTTTGCGTCTATTTTTATTGGTTGCCTGATTTTTGTAGTGCGCTGGTATTGTCATTATTCGCTCCTTACTTTGAGCATTGCGTCTGCCATCACATATGCATGGAAAGCGAAGTAATCGCATGACTCTGCATCAATAGCCGGAGAGCCTCCTGCACGAGAGTAAATTGATTGCATCGCCTTGCCCGCAAAGTAGTCGCGCAGCGTCATGCCTTCTTGCCCTAGCTTCTCGAACCCACGTTCATGGCCGTTAGCTTGATAGTCCTCTCTTGGGAATGCTGGGCCGCCAGTATCTTTACTCATTTTGTGTATTCCTCGTCGTTGGTTGATGTGATGAATGATAATGTCTGGAATGTAATGTGTCAACACTTGACTATGAAATATTTTAGCATTATATTCGATTCACAAATCACATGAAGGGAAGGTTATGAACATCAAGAAATCACTGAAAGTTGCAATGGCAAAGAAGGGTTACACAGCTCAGGATGTAGCCAATAAGATGAATGTTAGCCGCACTCGAATCTATGCCATTACCAACCAGGTTTCACCGCGAAATGAAACGATTGAGCGCCTATCTGAGGCATTTGATATGAAAGTTTCTGAATTCATCTCTTTGGGGGAATGATGCACTATTACCAATTCAACATTGGTGATTACGTCAAGGATACTCAGCATCTTTCAGAGATGGAGGATTTGGCGTATCGCCGAATGCTAGACCTGTATTACCGAAGCGAAAAGCAATTACCACTGGATGAGCAGGAAATCGCAAGATTGATACGTATGCGAACGCATAGCGATTGCATTGCGTTGGTATTGCGAGAGTTCTTCGAACGCACAGCGGATGGATATGCGAATTCGAGAGTTGATAAAGAAATTTCTGCCTTTAAATCGAAATCTGACAAGGCAAAAGCATCTGCGAATTCTAGGTGGAATAAAAACAACAACTTACAGGATGCGAACGCATTGCCTTCGGATTGCGTTGGCAATGCTAAACATAAACCATTAACCATTAACCATAAACCAATAGAAAAGATATTGTCGTGCAAGCCCGACTGCGTAGAAGTAATCGAATATCTGAATGCGGTTACCGGATCAAAATACAAGCCGACAACAGCAAGCCATGCGAAGGATATCAACGGAAGATTATCGCAGGGGCATTCAGTTGATGACCTGAAGCTAGTGATTGACTTCAAGAACTCCGAATGGAAAGACGACGCAAGGATGAGCGGATATCTTCGACCCGCTACGCTGTTTGGCGCGAGTAAGTTCGATGGATACCTGAAGGCTGCAAAGACGGTATCAACCAAACAAAACGGAATCTACGGCGTCAGCCAGCCGATTGATTACATACCAGAAGGATTCAACTGATGAGCGCATTCGATGCTTTGAAGCGGCTTAAAAACATAATGCCAGATGTGACAGTTCCGATTTTTACCACTGGCGAGGAATGGGCTGCATGGCAAAAGAGGCAGGGCGAAATTGCATCTGCAGAGGTTGCAGAGAGAAATAAGTCTTCAAAAATAAAGGCGGTAATGGGTCGCTCAGGAATCCAGGAGCTTCACATGGAATGCAGCTTTGATAACTTCGTAGTCGGCAATGAACTCCAAGCCAAGGCACTAAATCGCGCCAAAGCGTGGCTAAGCAAATCATCTGAAAACTTTGGCGGGTTTATTTTTAGCGGCTCATGCGGAACCGGAAAGAATCACCTAGCGGCGGCAATCGGTAACAAGCTTCTTGAGTCTGGCAAGTCGATACTGGTTATCACCGTGCCAGACATGATGATGAAGTTTAGGGAGACATACCAGAAGGGCGCGACAGTCACCGAGTCGCAGCTTATGGACATGTTCTGTAAGGTTGATTTGCTGGTTCTCGACGATGTCGGTGTGCAGCATGGAAAAACTAACGAGTCGGTTTTGCTGTTCCAGATCATTGACCGCAGAGCGTCATCTAGAAAGGCAACTTCGATACTTACCAACTTGGATGACAAGCAGTTAACCGAAGTTCTATCAGAGCGCGTGGTTGACCGACTGCGCATGGGCGGGGGAATCTGGGTGAACTTCGACTGGGAAAGCTACCGGAAGAATGTGAAATGAAAATACATGCATCAGATATCTTGGTTTGCAGCTGGTTGTCTATTGACGACAAATGGATTTCAAGAATGAATTATTACGCACAACCCAAAAACATGGAGATGAGCAAAAAGATTGTTGATATGTACCTAACCGAAGTCAGGTTGCTCTACAAGCACAGGAAGCTGAGAGGTGAAAATGACCGACAAGAAAACTAAATTTTACCTGAGAACGGAAGAAATACGCAAAAACCTGTTGGACTACATTCGCAACGTGCAATTAAACGAGCAGAGTTGTGGGAATGCAGAACAAGGGGTGGTATGTAATGTCAGCTGAATTAAGAATAGATAAATCCATTAAGATCATGGAGCAGA